TGTTCAGCAGTGTTTAAGCCTGTCTGCATCAAGTTACCAAATCTAGCTTGGTCTGCTTGAACAGCGTCTGAGGCTGTGTATCCAGCTTCTGTTAGTTGTCCGGTGGTAGGATCAACCTTAAAGTTAGATTGACCGTAGAGTGTCTTGACATCGACAGGTCTAAAGAATCCTTGTTGACCAGCTTGAGATAACCGAGCAGCGTATTGTTGGGATGTTTCCCCTGCTTGTTGAGCAAGTTTCTTGCTTGCCCCGTACTGACCTATAGCACTACCGGCTGCTGACAGCATAGGATTTCCTGTTGCCATCCCTGCTATCTGCATAGCTGGTCCAGCTACTTTTGCTATACTCGAAAACATTCCCATCTCTTTTTCCTCTTTTAAATTAAGCTGTACGCTTCCACATATAAACTACGATGTACGGTTGTAAGTTAGCATTAGTTGCTGATACACCTTCCGTACTGTTAGTTACAGTAATTCCCGTTGTATTTGTACTTGTTGTTCTAGTTGTATATAAATAGTTTAAAGGAATTGCATTACCTGAAGCTATTGTTGAAGTGTTACTTGTTGTTACAGTGTGGTTATGACCTGGATCAGCGACTGCTGCTGTATGCGTGTGGCTTACAAGAACAGCATCTTTACTACCACCAGTTTCCTCAACAGTATCAAAGGCTGTGTCACCTGCATTAAGACCTACGGGTACTTTACCTGCACCAAACGCTGTCCATGTACCAAAGCCTAATAACGTAGCTGGATTAGTAGCAACAGTAGCGTTCATGTAAATAGAACCAATTGGGTACGCACCGATTAAAGCAGCCTGTACAAAAGCAGTAGAAGCTATCTGTGTACTGGATGTACCAGCAGTAGCCGTAGGAGCGTTAGGTGTTCCTGTAAACGTAGGACCATTTAGATCAGCTTTAGATGAAATAGCAGCCGAGATAGAAACATACTCTGCGTCAATCTCTGAGCCTTTAATAATCTTATTTACATCGCCTGTAACTAAGCCGTCTTTTAATGTAAAGTTTGTTGCTTTTGTATAGTTACTCATACTTGTCCTTAAATTGTTTTACCTGCTTTAACATAAATATCTATCTTTTGTATTGACAGTGGTGCAGAGTTTATGTCTGCTTCAAAGCCTAATTGCATAATAGAACCTGAACCACCTAAGTTTGATTGAACTTCTTCTAACACTAAACCACTAGAGTATTCAGATAAAGCGTCTGCACTTCTTAAATAAATGGTAGCGTTAGATACATTAGCATTATCAGGGATGTAATAAAAACCATTAGCATCTAATCTAACAGCTTCAGACAAATCATAACCAGCTGAAACATCTAACACAGATTTAAAAGGAACCTGATAGTGTGTTGTTCCATCAGGTGCTGTAAGTGTATTAGTAGTAGGTGTGCTGTTACTAAATGATTGACTGCCTACTACTGCTGAACCACTGACACCATACTTGTTTGTATTAAACTCAGAAATAACACTTGAACCTGTTCTTAGTTTTTTAGTTATTGAACGATACGATTGAATATAATCAAAGCCGTACTTTAAAGCTACGTCCTGACCTACCCCACCCACAACTACAAAGTTAGCTTTCTTTAGAAACTTTAATGAAGTAGGTGCGCCTAAGTCAAAGAAGTTTGTGTAGTACCTGAGTCTGTATGTAGCTGCGTTGTCTGTAAATCCAAAGTACTTACCTATGTAACCTTCTTTACCTACAAACAGATCACCTGTGTAGGTAACGTGTAACGATGAAGGTTCAATACCATCCCAAATGGTTACTCGTGCTGCTCCGTTCTCTAGTCTACCTCTCAGATCAAAACAATAAACATACTTAGATGTTGGCAGTGTTAACAAATAAAAAGCATCTTTAGGATAGTAAGCAGCTTTAATCTTTTCTTTGTTGGTTTCTGACTCTACAAAAGATACCAGCTCATCTCTAACATTAAACGATACATCATTGATAGGTGCTGACTTTTCTTGGATAACTCGTGACAGACTTCTTACACCAGACTCAGACAAGAACATAACGTCTGTACCTGTGTTAACAATACTGTCTCTAGCAATACAACCGATGTTAGCAACTAAATCAGACAATACCAGTGTAGTTACATCAATAGGATTAGCGTAGATAGCAATGTTTCTTTTACCAAATATAACTAAGAAACCGTTGTGCGGTGCAATACCTACTATCTCATCTCCGTTAGGAAAGACATCAACCAATGACAAGTAGCCTGAGTCACCTGTTGCTAAGTTAGTACCATCGAGTAAAGCACTGAAATATAGTGTTTGTTTATCGTTAGCAACATCAGCCCACCATGTTCTACCGTAAGCACCTATAACTATGTTAGGTTTAAAGTCACTAGCAGAAGCATAAGTACTAGGTACTGTACCAGCGTCACTGAGTAAATTGAAACCATAAGCACCTGTATGTGCATGATCTGCTCCAAGCTGATGATAGACTAAAGGAAGGTGTCCGGCTTGTGCTAAGTAAGCATGAGGTTTAGCAGTTGGTCCTTCACCAAATACAATACTAGCACCCATCCATTCGTTAGCTGTAATAGTGTAAGCAGTTGTACCTGTGCCTGCTGCGTCAGCTACTGTACCATCAACAGCAGTAACTAACGTAGAAGAACCACCTGCTCGTGTAAATAATTTATTGTTACCACCTGCAAACGTGACATCAGGGTTAGGAAGGTTGTACAAGAACTCTACTTTGTTAGAAGCTAAGTCAGTATTTAAAGCAGTGTTTACTTTAGTCCATCCACGTCTGGCTCCAATCCTACCAAACTTATCAATCACACAGTTGTAGGCTTCTAGTGCATACCCAGATGAAAGATCAACACTACTCTCTTGGGTGTTAACGCCAAGAAAGCCTGGTGCTGATATCGAAGAAGACTGTAGTTGACCTGACATTATACTGCTGCCCAGATGTATTGATCGTTCTGTCTGCTCTCTGCCATAGCAATATGATCTGATAAAGACATATCAGCCAGTGCGCTGGCTTCTTGTGATGATATACCACCATCTTCACCACGCTCTGCTACAGCCATTGCATACGCATATTTAAGTACAGGCTCAGTAGGAACAAACAATGTTGTTGAAGCGTCTGTTAGTGTTGGTTGTGGTTTATATAGATTGAAGAATATAGTTTGAATGTTATCAGGAATAGGATATAAATCTACTTGAGTATCACCGTTAGCATCTACACCGTTAAAGTTGTAATAAACAGGTTCTCCTTTTTGTGGTGTACCGTTTAATAACAACTGATTCATTTGACTAGAAGTCTTAGGTTCTAAGAAATAATCTTCTTCAGAATGGACAACATCCATAACTCTAAATCGTTGACCAGAACTTGTAAGAACATAGTTAAACAAGTCAGGAGCTGTTGTAACTGTAAGTGTTTCTGTCAATACGTTCCACTGAAAAGAATCTTCTACAAGTCTCTTAGCGTCATTGACAAACGTACCTATTAGTTTAGAGTAAGGCGTATCTGTCGGAGCAGTTACTTCAGCCTCTCTAAGCCTGACCAATACATTGTTTACAAGTTCTAAATAATTCATCAGTATGCTTTCTTCTTGGTTTTACGCATGGCTTTCTGCAGACACTTACCCGCAGCTTTACACTTCTTAGGGTAGGGACAAGTAGGGCAGGTCTTAAAAGCTGGCATTGTTATCCTTAGTTATGGAATTGTGTTGTGATTGAAGGTGCTAAATTCATGCTGACCATGTAAGTGATTGTACTGCTTGTGCCACTATTCTTTACTCTTAGTATGTCGTTTTCTTTTAAATCTATCTGTAAGTTATTTAGCAATAAATACTCACCGTTAGTAGACTGTAATGTTTTAGCGTGAGCTAGTGGGTACTCTATTGTTGTAGCACTATCGTACCAATACAAGTCAGCGTCTTCGTTACCAGAACTGGCTAAGATATAAATCATATGTATCTCAGCAGTGTTCTTTGCTGGTACAGTGTACATATCAACCTTTGCGCTATCGTTTGTTCTTGTTTTTACGGCTGTTACGTTTCTTGCCATGAATTAATCTCTCTATTGAGTTGACAAAGCCTGTCCATATTTCTTGAGGGCTGGGTAATAACCAACCCAGTACCAATAACAATAAATACCACATGGGTACGTTAGTGTTATTCTGCACTAGACTGTCTACCTTTGATGTGTTAATGCTGGTGTCATTTTCCTTCTGACTTACATTAACATTCTCACCTTCTATCTTGGTGTTCTGCTGATTAGCAACTACTTGTTGTGTGTTCTCTTTTCCTACTTGAGCATTAGCATTAACATTAGTACCTGACTTACCTGGCATAACCGCTTTAACTAGTCCTAGTGCAGTACATCCTTGTATAAGTATTATACCACAAATAAGCAATAAAGTCAAGCGTTTAATTACAATCTCCTAAAGACAATATCTACTAACCAACCCATGCTGGCACCCAGGATCAGCAACAGAACACCAGCACCTCTCCACTTAGTCACTACGTCAGACATACACTTAACGTCTATGCGTAGCTCTTCCATCTGTCTTTGCAAGGACTCTACTTGAGCTTCTAGTCTACCTAGTTGTTTGTTGTGATCGTCCATGCGTTATGCTGCCTCCGGTGTGTTACCTGCTGCTATCCACTCAAGGTATTCTTGGTAGTCTGTGTTGGCTGGGTCGAAGGGGATGAAAGCGTTGTCGTCTATACGTTTAACCATCTTTATTTCGACAGTTATGGGATTTTTTATTAGTTTGTACATGTTTTATAGCTCCGATGCTGCTTGCCACGTGAAGGGAATTGATCCGGAATCATTGGAGGCTTGATACCAATAATTTATTAAATCACCACTAGCAGAAACAGACCTACTATTTGTAATAGTTGATGCAGCACGCTTAGTGACTTTGAAACCCCACTGTGTATATATACCTCCAGTGCCTAGTGCGGTTGCTGTTACCCCTCCGCCTACTTCGTAGTACCTCTGACACAGACTCAACTCAGTACCATACTGCCTATGCTCAAACTCAGTGGCTGATGATCCAGCTTCTAGTTGTACTCCTGTGATGTAGAAGGTGGCTCCGTTTGTGCCGACTACGCTTGTTGCGCCTGTGGCTGAAAAATATGGATTAGCAGCCCATGCTCCGGCAGTACCACTATATGTTGTACCAACACCAAGACCAAAAGTTACACAAAGACCGTTGCCGTTAGTTGCACCCACCCATGTTCCTGTTGTATCACCAGCAATAGTGATAGAAATAGTAGTCCAAGTATTAGCTACTGGTATTGAATAAGTAAAGGGATAGCTTCTATCTTGTGCTGAATTTTGTAATGACCCACCAAATGTTCCTGTTAATGAACTATAAACTTGAAATGATAAAGTAACTGTCTTTGCAGACGAAGTACCCCAAGATAAATCAGCAAAATTAAAACCCTCAATATTATGACGAAGCAAATAAAAATTTGCTGCTAAAACAGAATAAGCAGATAAAGAAGTTACACCAAGATAGTTAGTAAATCCAACAGGTAATGTTACTGCTCCAGCGTTTTGTTGTACGGAGAATTTAGAAGCAACTGATTGATACGCTTGCCATCTATCAAGTGTATATGTACCAGTAGCTGGAGTAACACTAGCCCCAGCGTTTCTCTGGTCAATCATCATGTTGCCATTAATGATTCTATTCTTACCTACTACGTTATTAACATTAGGCGTAACAGCGTTGATGGTTGCCGTGTTACCTGCGTTCGCATCAGTGATTGCGTTGACTGCTATTGAACTCATGGCTTGGGATACTCCTCTTTAACTGCTGTGATTACAGCCTTCCATGCGTCAATGCCTTCATGGTAGATCGTGTCGAGCTGGTCAGTGATTGGGGGATAAGCTGATGCTCGTAGGCGTTGGTACTGCTTTGCATCGTACTCAGCTTGTATACGGGCTACTTCAATTTTAATTGCTGTCCACTCAGTTGATGTAGGAGTAACACCTTCGATTAAAACTACATCACCGTCTTTGGTACAATCTTTGTTATATAGATTACGGATTGCATTAAGTTCCATGATTACGTTCCAATCTCTGTAATAATTATTTCTGAGATACCAGTTTCGTAGCTAGTAGCTCCAGAGCTACCAAAACATCTATTAATCCATAGTGTTGTAACTGCTCCAGAGGCTACTAACTTGTACGTTATTGGAGTACCTGCCGTACTACCAGTAGAGTCGATAGTAGTTAAGTGCATTATCTCTGGGGTGCTGGCGTTGTTTCCCCCAGAAGGATAACTGTGGGTCATCAGGGATAACCCATGATAATTTAGATTTGACGTAGTATTTAGTCTGGTAGTTCCACGATGTATATTAAATACGATTTCCCATGCGGAACTAGATTCACCAAACAATCGAACATCTATGCGAAACTTGGAGCCAGACTTAACAGGAGTAATGCTCAAGTTCATGCCCGTTATGTCCGTATCAGTAGTGCCTACAGTCATGCTGCTTTGTGTTGAGTAGACTAGGTTGACCATCTGTAACACCTTACCAGAAGCTGGGAGGTTGGTTAAAGCTGCGCCACTAATAGCGGGTAATGAGCCAGTCAGGTTAGCTGCTGCAAGACTACTAGCACTCGTCAGTACAGTCCCAGCCTCATCCGGTAACGTCAGAGTCCTATCAGTGTTGCTATTAGGTGCTGCAATGGTAAAGTCACCTGTGCCACTGGCGTTACCCGTAATAACAACTTTACTCATTAGATGCTCTCCACAACAGTTTTAAGTGCAGCTACGTCAGCAGCAGCATCAATGTTTGTTTGCACTGTGGCGTACTTAGTTCTAACGGCTGCCCTAGATACTTCAGCAGCGTCAGCGTCAGCTCCAGGAATCTGCTTCATAATGACTTCATCAAGCGGTGCAAACTCTTCAGCACGTTTAGCTCTACGCACATCATGTGCAATAGTCTTAGCTTTAGTGAGGTTAACTGTAATCATTATGCGTACTCCCAAGCATTTCTAAAAGTCCTATCACTAGGTACATCAGCTACATCTACAATCTGGTAGACCTTACCCGTAGGTACATCTTTAGCTGCTATCTCTTCTATTGTTAGTCCACAGTTAGGAGCAGGTACTATGACTGCAACTCCTCCATCATCTGTGGGATATATAATTCTCTTATCCATTACTGCTCCTTATCTAAAAAACGCAATTTGACAAAACACAGCATCATATCTGGTGTTGTTTGGTGGATTCCAAACTTGAACTCTTGCTGCGCTTACGGTGGGATTGGTTCCGTAGTAACCTAACA